AAGGTAGGATAAATGTAAGGAAAGAAGCTAGAAAACAGCTTGTTTTAAGAAATAATCTAGAAAAAAGGTTTTATAGACAACTTTCTAGCCTTTTTAAGAAGTTTCTAAGTGTTCAAATGTACTTATACAAGCAATATGGCTTATACGAGCCACAGATAGCAGAACAAACACTAAATGAGGATATGTTTCCTATTATTCATGCACATTACAAGCGTGTTTTTAAGGTCATGTTTGAATATAACGAATCCAAGTACAATTTAAATAAAAAGCAAGATGAAGCTTTTGTATTTGGTAGATCAATAGACTTTGAAAACTTAGTAGAGCAATATTTCAACACTAGGCAGTTAGTTCTTGCAGGTATTAGTATGCGACTAGCTACTCGTATTAGTAGTGTTATAGAGCAGGGCAGGGCTGATGATCTTACGTTAGCACAGATTACTAAACTGGTATCTGATAAGTTTTTACCTATTAGTAGAAGTAGATCAGCACTTATAGCTCGTACAGAAACCCATAATGCCGCAAGTTTTGCTAGTAATGCTTACTTTAAAACAGTAGAAGAAGACTTAGGAACTAAGATGCTTAAGAAGTGGGTAGCTACTAACGACAAAAGAACAAGATCAGCACATGCATTAGCTAACGGTCAAATTGTAGATATGAATGAAGATTTTATGGTTGGTGGTGTTCCTATGGAATATGCAGGAGACCCTAAAGGTGGTGCATCAAATGTCATCAACTGTAGATGTGTGATTATCTACGCTGATGAAAGAGATATGGATTAATTTTCTCCACCTGTCAAATCGTTTAATACTTTAATTTCAAAAGCTAAGTTTATACATTGTTTAGCTTGTTTCTTTGTTAGATTAAAAACTTGTTGCAAAACTTCAGGACTGTAATGTTTATTAGTTCTTAGAAGACTGCCAACTGCAAACTCAATATTCTTGTCTTGTAATTGTTTTTCTATTTCGCTTGTTACTTTATACATTATGCCATCACCTCTACATCAACATTATTACCAAATAAAGCAGGTTGATAAGTTGAATCAAAAAGATACTGTATTTCATATACTCTTTTCATACCATCAGGTGCATAATTAGTATTAGCAACAACACCTATTCTATTTTGATATGAATATTTTGCATTTCTATTCATATTAATGACTGTGCCTTGTTCTAGGTTTTCAATTTTTGTTTTGTTTTTTGAGTTTGTCATTTTATTTTACCTTGCCATTTAAGGCTGTTTTCAATTTATACAACTATTATAACCCCGTAATGGATTACAAAACAAGTATTATTAGGATTATTTTAACTATACCTATATATTGTGCTTATTTAATCAATAAGATACTATATAAAGTAATATGCCTATACTAAAATCAACTAAGGTTGTGTTAAGGCAAGATTTTAAACTAGATGTATGGGAGATGACACTATGACGAGTGAATATACCAATTCAAACCAAAGATTAGATGTCTGTACTAGTGAGTACGATTCAAACAAAGAAGATTCTATTCAGAATGATGAGAAGCATGTAAGAGCAGTAGAAGAAACAGAGGACTCTTATATTATTGAGTTTGGTAAAAGTAAACCTGATGTAGAAGAAACTGTAGATGAGATGGAAGATTCTAAAGAAGTAGAAAAAGAATCTATAGAAATCAAATCAAGTATCAAAGCCTACAATGATGATGAAGAAGACAAGAACTATGGAACATTTGAAGGATATGGGTCTGTTTTTGGAAATAAAGACTTAGGTAATGATGTTATAGAATCAGGTGCATTTACAAAATCCCTAAAAAGAAGAAAACCACAAAACGTAAAGCTTTTATATCAACACAAGTCTGATATGCCTATAGGTGTATTTGATGAGATCAGAGAAGATGATCATGGCTTGGTTGTTAAAGGTAGACTTGCTCTTAAAACACAAGCAGGTGCAGAAGCTTACGAATTATTAAAAATGGGTGCTTTAGATGGTCTATCAATAGGCTTTAGAGTAAACCCAAAAGAAGTTTCATATGATAAGCGTGGTAACAAACGTATTATCAAAGAAGTAGATTTGATGGAAGTGTCGTTAGTAACCTTTCCTATGAACCCTCAGGCAACTGTTCGTTCAGTAAAAGGTGAAGATATTTCTATTAGAGAATGGGAGAAAGGACTGCGTGATGCTTTTCAGCTTTCTCGTTCAGAAGCAAAAATGTGTGCAAAAGCACTTGATGATTGTTTTGATCAGCGTGATGCTGATACAAAGTCAGACTTGGTAGATGCCATAAAGAACTTAACTTTAACCTTAAAATCTTAATAGGAGATTATTATGTCGGAAGATATAAAAAATGCTATTTCTGAACTAGGTCATACTTTTAACGAATTTAAAAAAGTAAATGACGAGAGATTAGAAAGCATAGAGAAAGGCGAAGGTACATCGTATGTAGATGAGAAGCTAAATAAATTAGAAGCCAAAATGGATTCTTATGAAGAAGTTAATCAAAAACTTACTGTTGCACAACAAAACGCCGAAGACATCAAAAGCCAAATTGAGAAGCTAGAGACGGTTGTAAGAAGACCTAACTCAGGCTTTGATACTAAGCAAGTAGATGAGTACATGGATGCTTTTGATAAGTATTGTAGAAAAGGCGTTGAAGGTCTTGATACAATTGAAAAGAAAGCTTTAACAGTCAGCAATGACTCAACTGGCGGATATCTAGCACCACCTGAATATGTGAGAGAGTTACTAAAAGACGTAACTGAAATTTCACCTATCAGAAGTATTGCTAGAACTAGAAGCACTGGTGCAAGATCAATCCAAGTTCCTAAAAGAACTGGTACGTTTGCCGCACAATGGGTAGCTGAATCAGGAACAAGATCAGAAACAACTGGTTATAATGTAGGTCTAGAAGAGATAGCGGCTCATGAGCAATATGCTTTAGTTGATATTTCTGAGCAAGACTTAGAAGACTCAGTATTTGATCTAGAAGCTGAAATGCAATCAGAATTCAGTCAGCAGTTTGCTAAAGCTGAAGGTGCCGCTTTTGTAAGTGGTAACTCAGTAGGTAAGCCTGAAGGATTTTTGACTAATTCTTCAGTTGGCGAAGCAAATTCAGGTGTTGCAGATGCTTTAAGTGCAGATGGTCTTTTAACTTTAATACATGGCATTAAGTCAGATTATGGTAAAAATGGCGTTTTTGTATTTAACAGATCAACACTTGCAGATATAAGAAAACTAAAAGATGGTAATGGTCAGTATATATTCCAAGCAGGATTCAGTGGAACTACTGGTGCTACTAATACTATTTTTGGTTATCAATATATAGAAGCAACTGATATGCCAAATGTAAGTGCAGGTACTTATCCTGTAGCATTTGGAGACTTTAGACGTGGTTACATGATCGTTGATAGAGTTAATTTAGCAGTTTTAAGAGACCCATTCACACAAGCTACTACTGGAAATGTAAGATACATTGCTAGAAGAAGAGTTGGTGGTCAAGTGGTTCTTCCTGAAGCTATCATTAAACAAAAAATTTCAACATAAGGTAGGTGAAATATGAAAGATTTATCACACAATATTTCAGTAGGTAACTCACTTATAAATGCTGTCAAAACTGCAGGTGCTAATGGCACAACTGTAGATTTACAGGGTTTTTTAAGTGCTACTGCTGTTGTTACTGTAGGTGCTGAAGGTGACACATTAAGTGGAACAAAATCATTTACTGTTGCATTAGAGCATTCAGATGATAACTCAACATGGACTGATGCAGTTCAAGCTGATATCGTCAATGGAACTATTGCTTCAGGTGGTATTTGGTTAACACTTGATGGGTCAGACGGTGGAGACCCCGGAACAACAGGTGGAGAATGGCAAGTTGGTTATGTAGGTGGAAAAAGATATGTAAGATTAGTTCTTGCAAAAACTGGAACACATACAAACGGAACACCACTATCAGGCATAATTGTTAAAGGTACACCTTTACATGCTCCTGCTAGTAATGTCGTTCATAACGTCTAATTAGACAATCTTGGGGGGTTTATACCCCCCTTTTTTTTGGAGAATCAAATGTCAAAGAAATACAAAATACTCACTACCAAACCTGCAACAGGTAACAAAGAAGGTAGTATCACAAAAGTTTATCAAAAAGATCAGATAGTTAATGCAAAAGACTTATGGCAAGAACAAATTATGGACGTTTTTGTTAATAACAGTTGGGCTATGGAAGTAAAAATGGATTCTGTAGAAGACACTTTAAATCTTGAATCTTCAGTTAAGCCTAAAAGAGCTAGAAACACAAAAGGTCAATTAAAAGCAGATGACCCTTCTACACCTAATATCAATGAAGCGTGGGAAGATGGCAAAGCACCTGTAAAAACTACTACAAAGAAAACTACTAAGAAAAAGTCTTAACACTTATCATTGTATGTAAAGAATTAATGGCTTAGAATAGTTAAATGGCAGTCAAGATACCAAGCGATACTATAAGTAAGCTAGAAGCACATGAACGTGAATGTGCTATTAGATATGACAACATAGATAGAAGATTAGAAAGTGGTTCAAAGAGATTTGATAGGCTTGAAAATCTTATTTATGGACTCTATGGCTTAATTATCGCTTCAATGTTTGGGCTGATAATAGAAAGGATATTTTTTTAGGAGAATAATATGTCAGAAGACTTAAACTACGAATCACTATATAACACAGCACAGCAAGAACTAGCTAATGCACAACATACTATAAGAGTATTAGTACAGAAGCTACAAGAAGCACAAGGTGATGATGCTATAGTAGGTGAACAACCAATAGTAGAAGAAGCAAAGGCAGAAAAGAAAAAAGCTAATTAGGAGTGGTAAATGGCAGGTCTAGTTTTACATACAGCACCTGCATCAGAACCTATAACCCTTGCAGAAGCAAAGTCATATTTAAGAGTAGATAGTTCAGGGGATGATGCTTTAATAACATCATTGATCTCAACATCAAGAAAGCTATGTGAAGAACATACACAAAGAGCTTTAATGACTCAAACATATCAACTGTTTCTAGATGCATTAGAAGACGTAGAAGATAGTCTATGGGAAGGTATGCGTACTGCTCCCTATATTAATTACTACAAAAACTATATAGAGTTACCTATGCCACCTGCTGTATCTATTAGTCATATAAAGACTTATGACGATAGTGATACTGCAACTACTTTTTCTAGTGATAATTACTATGTAGACAATGCAAGACAACCTGCAAGGGTAGTTTTACGAACAGGGGAGACATTTCCCACAGCATTACGAGTTGCTAATGCAATAGAAGTACAATATGTCACTGGTTATACATCAGCTAGTGCTGTACCTGAACCAATCAAATTCGCAATCTATCAAGTTCTTACATATTTGTACGAACACAGAGGTGATATGTATGAAGGTAAAACTTCACTACCTGCTACTGCAACTAGGCTTCTTGCTCCGTATGTAGTTTACAGTGGGATGGGTAGCTCAAAACTCATGTCATTAGGATAATGAGCCAAGTAGGTCAACTCCGACACCAAATTACCCTTCAAGGACAAGGCACTACTAGAGATAGTGGTGGGGGAATTAGTTCGGGGTGGTCTAGTATTGCTTCTGTGTATGCTGATATAAAGCCTAAAAGTGGGAAAGAGGTATATGCACAAGGTAAACTGGTTGGAAGCGTGTCACACGAGATTACAGTGCGTTATAGGACTGATATTACTAACGCTTCTAGGATTAGTTTTGATAATAAGTTATTTAATATTAGGGCTATTATTAATGTTGATGAAAGGGATAGATTCCTTAAACTTCTTTGTGAACAAGGAATAGCAACGTGAGTATTGATTTAAAGATAACTGAATTAAAGGCTTTTAATAAAAAACTAAATAAAAGACTTGCAGATAATAAAGTCAAAGAATATGTAACTCGTGGAACATTGATGGTTCATAATGATGCTAAAAAAAGTATTTTATCAGGTGGAACAGGTAGGACTTACGAAAAGTACGAGCCTAGAAGAACACATACAGCATCTGCACCTAATGAACCACCTGCAAGTGATACAGGATTTTTAGCTAGTAACATAACAATGGATGTAGATGTAAAACCCAATGGTACAGTGATTGGTCAAATAATTTCATCTGCACCATATTCAAAGCATTTAGAGTTTGGTACTACTAATATGACTGAAAGACCCTTTATGCAACCTGCATTAGAAAAGAATAAAAGAAAGATAGAAGCATTATTTAGAAAAGGCATATTGAAATGAGTATTGGTCAATTT